TCTTGCATGCTGGCCAGACGTTCGAGTGCCTCGCGCTGGATCATCATAGGCTCGCTGTACAAGAGCGTGTTCGCTAGTCCTTTTTGCATAGTGCACTCCTTACTGGTGCATGATGTTAGACAACTGCAGCATCTGCTGCTGCTCTGCTATGATCTGCAAGAGCTGCTGCACCTGCTGGTCGTTGCCATTACCGTTGCCCACATCCTTGCCACTCTGTGCCCGCGTTCCACTAGTCCCTAGTGGTGCAAGACCACCAGCGATGCGTGCCGCGTTCTGATTGATGAGGTTGCGAGTCACCTGGGCACCATCGAGACCGTGCAGCCTCTGGCTCTCGAAATGCTGATCGCTAAAGCCAGACGCGACTGACAGCGCAGCTGCCTGCACGCTCTGTAGCTCGTTGATCGCTCCACGAGTTGGGCCATTCCATAACACACGTGTGTACAAGGCACGCCGATCTGGGCGAGAGAAGTCTCTCACAGGTATGCGACCGAGGGCCACAGACTCTTGCCAGAACAGCTGCCAGACGTGGTTCAGGAGCATAGAAGCAAGCCACACACGTCGAGACAAATACAGCTTCCACGCCTGGATGATCGAGGCGCGTGCAGCTGAGAATGAGGACTGATAGAAGAGTATCAGCTCCTCGAACGGTATGGACAGGCCAGCGCCGATCTCTTTGAGAATCGCCACCACGAACGGCTCATAATTGGCGTTCGGTCGGCCTGGGTTCGCCACGTCGATCGACTCGTCAGGCATGAGGTAGTTGATGAGGCCATCGCCCATGTGCAACTCGTCAGCCTTCTCGGCACCAGGCTCGACTGCGTTCTGCTTGTCACCACGTGGTGCCAGTCTGCCGAGACGCATGTCGCTCTCAGTGCGCACGAACACGGTGAACATGCCGCCGACGACTGCCGCCATCAGCTCAGCATCTCTATACCTGTCGAGCATCTTGAGTGGTTCTAGTATAGGGGTCAGCACTGGCAAGCCACGTGACTGGTCTGGCCGATCGAACAGCGACAAGTGCATGACCTGCCTCAGTCCTGTCATGGGGTTGAACGCCTGCAGCCGACGCCACTTGTGCACATTTGCACCTGGCAGTAGCTCGCCAGGGAAGTGGTCAAGCACGTGGTATGCTGCTGGGTCTCCGTTCGCACCCTTCTCGATGCCGCCCATCATTTTGACTGTGTCCAGTGCAAGGTTCGGATTGCTAACACGATCTGCCTCAATAAGCTGCAGCTTTGTGCTGTACGTCTGCCCTGGGTAGCGCACCATAGGCGTATTCACGAACACATCGCCGCGCAATAGCGCAGACTTGAAAGCTATCTCGATCAGACCATTGAACGAGAACGTGCGACGCAGGTCGCACTCTTGTGAGAAGATCGCCCACTCAGTCTTGGCAGTGGCCTCTAGTTCCTTGGCCTGATCCTCTGTTATGCCCAGAGGTTTGGCCTCGATGACTGGCTCTGGCCACAGCCCTGTGCCGATGACATTGATGACCTGGCGGTCGATCGCTGCCTTGCCCAGTGGGTGGTTCTTGTACAAGTCCTGTGAGCGAGTCCTCAGCACGTCGAGCGTGCCATGTGCGATCTCAGAGTCTGCACTGCTTGAGAATGGCGTCCAGTGGTACGACTGCCGCCTGTGTAAGCTTGCGCCCTTGTAGCTCTCGAACGCCTGCAGCTTGGCAGACGTCTGTGCTCTGTTCAGCGCCCAGGATGGCGACACGTACTTGATCGCCTTCTCTAGCAAGCTCATGTTCGACCTCCTATGGGTTTGGTACTGCTCTCTGGGCACCCATGCTGCCAGACTCTCTGCCAGCCAGTACCCTCAAGCGTCTAAGTTCCTTGTAGAGACCAGGCAACTCTGCGCGAGTCACCTGCACATCTCCCACCTGATACGTCGTTACACCACCCGCACTCGTGAGTGCTGTGATGACAGCCTCTAGTTCCTCGGCCTGCTGCTGGTATGATTTCAGCGCCATTAGTAGCTACTCCTCATTTTCCTTGCGCGTTTGCGCTTGACTGGGTTCTCCATTTGCGCGATGGCGTTCTCCACGTCCACAACGTGTGCCGCGACTCTCGCATTGACCTCAGCGTCAAGATAGTGGTTGTGCCTGTGGCCTTTGCGCTTCTGCCACTTCTGCCTGCCAGAGGGCAGTGTCACACACTCCTCGGCGACCACCTGCTTGATGTAGTCCTCGACGCAGTCGTTGCTGATCTGCCACCTGCCCTTGCTGGTCTCTGGGCGCATCATGCGGCCATAGATCCACGACCGAAAGTGGTGCTTGTCGAACCTCCACAGCTGCAGCCCCTGCTTGATCGTCCTGCCGCGCCAGTCGATGTCGATGCGACTCGCTGACACTGGTCGCCCGACCATGCGGTCTGCACCGTCTGTGGCCATCACCACGTCGCTGTAATCCTTGGCGAACGTGTACACCTCGTCAGAGTTGAACCCTGAGTCGACGCCCATCTTCACGATGAGGTATGGCTGTGCATCACCTGGTGCATAGTATCGCTTGTCGATCAGCACGCTCAGCTTGTCCCAGATCTCTGGGTCGGCTGTGTCGCCGAACAGCTGCCCGTACTCCACGAGCCAGCTCTCATCATGCTTGCCCCACGCCCTCACGACGTAGTATATAGAATCGCGCTGTACATCCACGCCAGAAGTCAGCAGCCACGCACCCTTGTGCACAGTGCCGAGTTCATAGTCCAGTTTTATAGAGTTCAGAGCTGCGACGGTCGGCTTGTAGCCCTTGACCTTGTACAGCTCGCCGAACCTTGTGTTGAGCACACCCTTGATCGTCTCAGGGTTGCCAGTCTCGACAGCCTCAAGCCAGTCGCTCGTTCTGTCCTCTAGTGTCTTCCAGGGAGAACAGAGACCACTGACCCAGAACGAAGCGTTGCGGCTCTCTTTGAGTTCGCCCTCGATGACTGGCGACCCATCGACTAGCGTCGCCGTCTGACCTGGCCCCAGGTATGTACCAAGGGCGTTTAGCTTGTCCTTGTCTCGCTCGGTGTGCTTGCCAGAGCAGCCTGTGCACTCTTTGCTGTCACACTCTGCGACATGCTCATCTGCGCAATGTGGGCACTGCACCCACGCGCCCAGGTCATAGATCGTGTCCTTGTCGGCACCCTTGGGCCACTTCAGATGCTTGAACCTTGGCTCGAAGTACGTGCCACAGTCCTTGCATGGCCAGTGCCATCTGAGTCTGTTGCCAGCCAGGAACAATGTCTCGCCAGGGCTGGCACCCTCCACTGTCGGCGTGGTGAATATCACCATGAGCGCGTCAGGATAGGTCGCCATCCTAGCAGATGCAAGGGTGACAGGGTCGCCCTCGCCAGCGACGTCGTCAGGCATCCTGTCACGTTCGTCTAGTACGACGAGCGCAGCAGGGTGACTTGCCAGCTCTGTGGCAGATGAGGCCCACATGAACCTCAGCGCAACGCCGCTGATGAACTTCTCAGTGAGATTGTCTAGCCCACCAGTGGCAAGCTTGTCAGCCAGTGACGGGCACCCTACGACGAGCTTGGCGAACCTGTCGCGACTGATCGACTCGACCAGCTTCTTAGTCGGCGCGATGAACAGCACAGGCGCTGGGTCATCGTCCAACTTGTGCCCCACGATGTTGAGGCCCAGGTCGGTCTTGCCCATCTGAGAGCCAGCCACCACAGTGATGCGCCGATACTTCCCAGACGCTGCCGCCTCATACACGGGTATGAAGTACGGCACCCGATCAGGTCGAAATGGGCCAGGCTCTGCTGCATCCCTTGGCAGGATGCGTGACACCTCAGCCCACTTGCCTGCAGTTCTAGGTGGCGGCACCTCCAGTGCTTTCGCTGCCGTCTTGACCAGCGGCCTCGTCAGTGCTGCTGCCATCAGTGGTGTGTGCAAGGCCATGCAATTTCTCCGATGATCTGTTGAGCGTCAGCCTGATCTCGTCAGCAAGCACGCGCTTGCACTCGGCTGCCTTGTCTATCTTCGAGAGCTGCATCGCCAGTCGACCAGGCAGACCCAGGAACTCACCCGCCTGATCGTGACTGGGAAAC